GAAACTAATTTTCCATTAGTTTTATTAAGTAATTTAATTTCTCCATCAGAACCTTTTGATGTAGTTGTTTCTTCTTTACCAGCTACGATTGGTCCTGAAAATGTAGTTCTTGCCATAATTTTATCCTCCTAATTAATAAATACAGTCTTTAGGCCGTCGACTATATGCGTCTGTATTTTTTTAAAAAATATATAGTGTGATTTTTATACAACAGTTTTAAGTAGAGTGCAAGAGATCCTGTAGTGTGGAGTGGATTTTTTCCAACGATGTAGCTTTTGTTTAAGTAGCTACTGAAACTTCAGGAGTAGAACCTTCAATTGTGTTCTGTCTATGGGCGATTTGAGCTTCTTCTAGCTTAATCTTTGTGATGATTTCCTTGACTTTGTCGTCAATTCTAACCATCTCAAGAGTGTATCTGTTATTATCCAGATGCTCCTGTTCCCACTTCAACTCCAAGGACCTTTTTGCTTTGTATAGGTCTTGTATCATTTATAACTTCCTCATAAGTTATTCTATTTATCTTGTCGTCATAACTAACGCCAAGATTTTCCCAAACTATACTATTTTCTCCTAGCTTGTCAAGGATTGATTGTTCAAGGTCAGTCGGGGAATCTTGTGATTCTACTGTAAATTTAGCGTGATGATTATACGCCCAGATATTTACTTTAAATTTTTTCATTTATTCGTAATTTGATATTTCTTCTTTTTTAGCTGTTAAAAAACTTATTTTTTCGTTTATCAAATCTACCTTAGCAGGTTTAGGATTATTTTCCAATAAACTTTGATTTCTTTTAATACCTTCTTCTATTCTTTGTAACATTCTTTCTTTATTTCTTGGTCTCCAATTAGGATCTTCACTTCTCTTTTTTAAAGCTTTGTATATTCCCATTTGAATTTTCTATTTGATGAGGGGCGATTAACGCCCCTCAAAAATTTAACTATTAGTTACCTGCAGAAGCATACATACCTCTTGGATCTGAGAATCCAAAAGAATATCTTTCTCTTGCTTTGTATCTAACGTTTCCAGTATCGAAGTCACCTTCCATTTTAGTGGAAATAGGTGATCTATTGAACATTTTCATACCATTAGGTACGTCAGTTTTGATATAGAAAGCATCTGTATCAGTTAAGTAATGGTTAATTACATAACCTTGAGGTACCATTCCTCTAGATACGATTGCATTGATATCGTTATCTGCTGTTCCCGTTCTACCTTTTGATTCCATTAGTCTCTCTGCTGTAAACTGCTGGTTAGGGTGAATGATCATTTTCATTCCTCTAGCAGCGATTTTTAGACCTCTTTCATCAGTGAAAGCAGAAATATCGATTAGAGATTGCTCTAATGATGTTTCGTTAAGGTCAGCAGGAGTTTGCAATTGGTTAGAGAACGTTCCGGCTAATGTAGGGTGATTTACAATCGCTCCTAAATTATTGTTACCGAAAAGTGATACTCCGTCACCACCTGCAAAGTTTCCATCGAAACCATTGTTTAGGACGTTAGCCGCTTTAACTTGTTTAGTATTAGCCATAGATCTAGCTAATGCTTTTGTATATCTAGACGCAAGTCTGTCATACAAGTTATCTTCAATTGCTTCTTCAGTAATTGAAAACGCTAAAGCGATTGTTTCATGTGTGTAACGAGAAGTGAAAGTCTCTTGAGCATCATCAAATGATACACCTTGACCTTCAGCTTTAACTTGCGCATTACCGAAACCAGATAACATTACTTCTTCTTCAAAAGCTCTGTCAGATGATTCAGTATCGAAAATCTCAGCGTGTTCGTTCTCGTAGTTTTTGTATTCCAAGCCGAATAGTGCATTCAGACCTGGCTCTAGTTCTTTAACTAGTTGTGATCGTGATATAGCCATAGTATTTTATCTCCTATTCCTAAGCTTAGTTAATGTACAAGTTACTTGCAGAATTAACTACAACAACCATGTTTACACCAGCTGCTGTAATGTCTTTGTTTTCAGGGTCTTGACCGACTCTGACAACTTTCCACATTTTAGTTGTAGCTGAACCACCGGCAACATTTAAAAGTACAGTCGATTGACCGTCTTTGTTGTCAGTAGCTGTAAACGATGTTACGTTGAAGCTTTTTCCGTTGTTACTTGTTGGACATGCAGCGTCCGTTTTGATCATGTATTCTTGAATTGGATCGTCATTCACGAATGCAGTACCATTGCTGCTTCCAGTATTATAGTCAGTTCCAAAGATTGTTCCTGCGTCTACAGAATTTACAAATCTTGGTTTTGCTGTTGAGCTATCAACGTAAAAAATTCCGTTGAAAGCACCTACTAATAATGAGTCAGCCCCATTATCGTAAGCAGCGCCACCATTACCTGTGTCGTCTGTAGTTGCGAAACTAGCATCTTGTAAAAAGCCTTCTGCTCCAGCTGCATCTTGCAGTGAAACAGGGTTACCTTTATAAAGACCTACTCCTAAACCTGACTCGACTAAGTATTCAGATTGACCGCCGATTGAAGGTGTATTACCTAATCTTTCGATCATTCTTAAACCAAAGCCTGTAGTTGAGCTATTAGCCATAGTTGTTTCTCCTTTATGTGCCTGTCCCGAAGGACCTCCAGCACGGTTTATTTTAATTTAGCGGGTAGGAATTGTTAAAAAATTAACGTTTCTTCGAACCACCAAAAGTTACACGAGTTTGTCGATCACTATTGATCGGCATACTTGGATGTTGTTCCCTCATAAGATCGTGTTCAATTGCTTCGTTTCTCTCCTGAGTTTGCTTTTTAAAGTACTCAGTTCGAGATTGTGCGATCTCTTCCGGTATCCTTGCCAACACAAGGCCGCCTACTCCGATCACTCCTGCGTATTTTCCTTCTTGCATAGTTGGGTAAACAGTATCTGGATATTCATCAGATCTAACTAATTCATATCCTGATCTTAATTTACCAGACATGTTTTTAGTGTCGTCAAACCCTAAAACTTCTGTCCGTAACCATCTATGCTTAAAACCTTTTGGCGCAGGTGGTGCATCTAAAGATGACGGGGGAGCCCATGTCGTAGGTCTTTTTTCTTTAGATCTAGACTGGCTTGCACGGGTGGTCTTTTTGTTTTCTTCATTTTTCATATGCTATACCTCCTTCGTGATTTTTAACTGTTTCGCATATTCTTCCAGTGGCACACCTAATTTTTTCGCTATTGCGACCTGTGAAGGTGTGAGAGACACAGTTTTGCGACCAGGTTTGACAGAACGTCTAGCCGAAGCTACCGTTCGTACAGGTCTAGTCGATTCCCTATCCCCACTTCTATCAAATTTGTGGGGGAATTCAAGTCTTATTCTTTTATCAACCTCTTCGTAATAATCATCACTTTCAGGGTCAAAATCTTCTTCATCCACTAGTTTTTTGTGTATATCAAAAGCAGTGTAAGTCATTGCACTATCTTTACCAAACCAGCTGTTTCTTTCAGCCCAATCCTGTGCTTTTGGATCAGGTCTTCTAGATTGTTCGGGTTTTCTAGACGGTGTAATATTTACAGGTCTTTCCATAAGTTCAGCTTTAGAAGTATTATCTTTTTGCTCTTCCAATCTTGCTTCTTCATAACCAAGTCTAGCAATTTCTTTTTGAGCATTAACTTCAGATTCTAAATCTCCGGCTTCTCTTGCGGCTGCTAATGTTGCATAAGTAGCTTTAAGATTAGATTGAATTTTTTCTTCTCTATCTTTTAAGCCACTTGTTTCTAGTTGAGAGTATTTTTTCTTAAGACTATCTGAAGTTGCTTTTACTGATTGTGCGTAAACTAAAGCTTCTTCTTTTTGTCTTTCAGCTTCTCTTATTTTTCCAGTAAGCTTATCAATTCTTCTTTTGACTTTCTTACTATAACTTTCTAATTCTTCATCTTTCTCTCCATCTTCTGCAGATGTTTCTTTTACTTCTTCAACAGTTTCTTCCTGTTCAACTTTTACTTCTTCTTTTTTTACTTCTTCTTTTTCCTCTGGTACATCAATATCTACATCAGGTCCTGATGTATCAATGTCTACCATAGGAATATCTTTTTTTTGTTCTTCGTTGTCTATTGGCATAGTTTCCTCCTATGAAATTAAATGTAGTGCAACATAAATTCTGGGTCAGCAACAGTACCCAAAACTTCGTCGTCGTTAAGAATACGGACTTCTCCGCCTTCTATTGGTAAACGTGATCCAGCATATCTTGCAAAGATCACCCAATCTTTTTTCTTACACCAAGCGCCTTCAGGGAATTTATCTTTATCCTTGTATGCATCTGGTCCCATTTTTAAAACATAACCGCAGTTAGTTGCGATCCTTGCTTTATCTAAAGATTCTTGTGAAAATATTAAACCACCTTTAGTTTTTTCTTTTGGTGTAAAAGGTAAAACTAAAAGTCTCCAACCAGAAGGTTCTGGTAGGTTGTCTATTACTTTGTCAACATTTGTTTCGTCAACTCTTTTTAACTTTTCTTCTTTATCTTGCTCTTTATACTTTTCTTCAAGAGCCATTTTTATCTTCGGATTTTCCGAAGTCGATAACGTTTCCTTGCTCATTTTTTTGCTCCTTCTCTTCTAGCAGGTTAGAGATTTCCTGTTGTATTATTTGTAAAGCATGTGCTTTACCAAGTAGATACTTGTATTTTTCCATATTGTCAACCGATCCAGACGTATAAGTTTCTTGAATTTGGTTGATTCCTTCTTTCAACATTCGTTGAATTTTGTAAACAATTGTTATTGGATCAATCATATTTTAAATACCTTTAGTTCTTTTAGTTTTTCTTGTGCTTCTGCAATTTTAGTAATTAATTTATCCACTTCATCTATGTGTTGTGGATGCTCACCAATACCTACAGGATTTTCTAAATATATTTTAATTGTTGCATCAGCTTCAGCTATCTGTGCATTATATCTTGCTTCTAGTGCTTCTAGTATTGCTCTTTTCATTTCTTTCTCCTCCTCTTTAAAATTCTTACCCTTGTTTTCCAACACCATTCAGTTAACTTAATAGCATAAGTTTCGATAAATGAAAAAACATTATCAAGTTTTCCTAAAAATTTATATATAAATCTGTCTAGCATTTCCAACGTCTTCTGGCTTGTCTAATTCTAGAGTTAGGGTCGTTTCTAGTTTTAGCCGAAGATCGTTTAAGTTGTCCAAGTGATCTTGCACAATATGACTTTCTACGTTTAGCTGCCGCTGAACCTTTCTTAACTTTCCCTGTTACTGCAGTTTTTAATTTTGATCCAGGGTTTGCTGCTCTATAAGCTTTTACACCTTTAGCAGTCATACCAGCTCCAGACTTAGTTGGTCTGTAATTAGCTCCGGGACCCTTAGTGGTCTTCCTGATAGTCATTATTTTTTCTTTTTTCTAGTAACTACAATTTTGCCATCAACTTCTTTAACTTTCATACCAGCTTTTTCTGTTTGTCTTTTAAGTTGACTATACTTTTGTGCTGTAGTTAATTTCTTTTCGTTTGCCATTACGCCTTCTTAGTCGGTTTCTTAGCAGTTTTAGCAGCTCTTTTAAAATTAGCAGCAGTAGGCGCACCTTTAGCTCCAGGTCTTCGCATTTTTTCTTTACTACCCGCAGCGATTCTTTTACGCTTTGCGTGAATGTTGGCATAAAGCCCTTTTGCTTTTGCCATTTGTATTAACCTGTTTGAGTATTTTTTTTGATCTTACCTTTTGGTGAAAGCTCTAGCATTTTTTTATCTTTAGAAGATAAAACTTTACCGCTTGCTTTTTCATGATCAGGTCTAGGTCTTACTCTAGGTTTCGGTTGATAATCAGTTCTCATTATTTTTTCCCTCCGTTTTTAAATATTTGTGTTCCCTTTATACCATAAATCGACGCCACTACAAGGATCCACAGATTTGTGAACCATGATGGGAGCGACTGGAAATGATCGAAGAACACTTTTATCTTGTCCATTGCCTGTGCATCGTCTGAAAAGACTCCATATGCGAGCACCAAGATGGGCAACGTGAGAATTACAAGAACGGCCTCGTCCTTATAATCCGATTGTCTCGCTTCTAGCAATTTCCCTTGGTAAGCTTCCTCACCTCGAGCTTGACGCTCTGCATGTAGCAGTTGTGCATCAGACATTGCAACTTTTGCCTTCTGCTTATTGGCGTAAATCTTACTTCCAGCAGAAACGGCTAATTTAATCGCCGATAACCACATGTTAGTACCAAGTTACAGTTGATCTTTTGTTTTTTAACATTCTTCTTTGGCCTTGTACTCTGTCAGTTTGAGATTCATTTGGTTTTGACATCTCAACAGGTATTCCGCCCTTCAAAAGACCGTCTTTGTTTGTAAATTTTTTAAAATCTACTTTTTTAGATTGGGTTTTGATCATAAGTCTCCTATTTTAATTATTATGTATCTTTTTTAAGTGCATTTTGCAATAAAGTTTTCTCAATAGATGTCTCAGCTCTCATTTCAGCTAATTCTTCGTTCTGTTCTAACTTATTGTCTTGGTTTTGTTGGTTCATAACCGCTTTCATACGATCTAATTCAATTCTTTTAGAGTCATATTCTTTTCTTCTTTGATTTTCAGCGGCTCTTAGGTCTAATTCTCTAGCTTTTAGCTTAGCAAGAGGATCATTATCAAATTGAGAAGTAATTTCTTTCTCTTCCTTCATAAACTCTTCTGTCATTTCAGCAATTAGCACAGCTTTTCTTGCTTCAAACTTATCAGAGAACTGTTTTAACTGTTGTTGCATCTGTGGGTTTTGTGCCATCTGTGGATTTTGTTGAGCTTGTTGTTGTATTTGATTCACCTGTTGTATTTCTTGTGCCATTTCCATCTCAACTTGTTCTTGAGACATTAATGAAATGTGTTCAAAAATATTTTTTTCTAAACTTGCCATGATCATTGGATTATTTCTAGCAATGTTTGTAGACATAAAGTTCATGTGAGCTGTTATGTGTGCTCTATGGTCTTGACCAGGGAAAGCTTGAAAAGGTTTTTGTCCCATTGCATCAATATGTTCTAGTGCCGGGTCTTTTGGAGCCGGTGGTTGAGGACGTACTAATATTGAATCTACATCTTTTACACCTAACGCTTCATACATGTTTCTATAAACATTATATGTGTTGTGAATTTGAGGATTCGACATTGCCAGCTGTAACTCAGTTTGCGCTAAAGATATTCGCTGTGATTGTGAGAAAATATTTGGGTCAGCAACTGGCAATATATCTATCCTATCGTCAAAGTCCATTTGTTTAACGGTTCTTTGACCACCGACAACGTCGTAAGGATATTCTTGGGGTAAGTATGTTTTAAAAACTCCTGAAAGTAATTTAAATTCTTCTTTTAAAGCTGCGTAGATTCTTTTGTGGATAGCAGACATTGTTCTGCTTCCTCTTTCAAGCAAGGCGACTGTCGTTCCCACCGCGGCTTGCTGATTCCCATCTCCTACTTGCAGGTCTGCTATTGAAGCAAATCTTTGTCCTGCACTTACAACGACACCCATAAGCTGTAGTAGAGTTTGTGAAGGCTCTTTGTATGGAAGCATCATAAAAGCATCTTTTATACTTCCGCCTGGCGCATCTACATCTCTAAATTCTCCTGGTTGGATTGACTGTGCATCATCTCTAATTCTAATTCCTCTTTGTTTAAATCCTGCAGGTAAATTTGATAATGTTCCTGCATCCAAAAGAGATCTTAAAGCAGCTGTTGCTGTTCTTGATAGTCCACCAATCATATGAATTAAACCAAAACCATAAAAACCTAGTCCTGGTAAAAATTTAAAATGTACAAAGTAATTTATTTTCTTTTTTAATGGATCATTTTGTATGTAGTTTCTTCTAATAGATAGTATTTCTTGTGAGTCTTCATCAATAGTTATAACATAAGGTAATTTAATTCCTGTTGGCTCACCGTCTTGTCCAACGTCTTCAAAACCATCTAAATCTAAATCAATATGGAATTCTAAAAGAGTGTGTAAGTCTTCGTTTCTTCCTGTTTTCTTTACACCTTCTAATTCATGTTCTTTTTTTTCAATTTCGCTTTGTTTACCTTGACCAGGTAGAGGTATTTCTACATCTTTGTAGAAACCCATAACCTGTTGCTTTCTCAAATCATTTTCTGTAATTTTAATCACGTGAACGATAGATTCCGCATCTTCTAATGAGGTAGCAGAATATGGAACCACTAAATCGTCAGCAGGGACAAACTTAGAAACAGCTCGTCCTAATAAATCATCATAGTAAACTTTTTTAAAAGTTGATCCAGCTAGTGGAAGATGAAATAACATAGAATCAAACTCAGGTTCATATTCCCTCATTTGATTCATGATTTGATAATTCATAAATTCTTTTACACGGTTCGCTTGTTGAACTTTTTCCGGAGTATTGATACCTAAGATTTGTGTTCTTACTGGTCCAGTAGCCGGGAGTAACTCTTTATAAGCGAGAGCCTGAAACTGTGTAACAGCTTCAGCCAAAACCGGGTGAGTCGCGCCCGAGGCACCTTGAAACGGTTCTGATTTTTTTTCATATTTAAATCCTAATAAATCAAGTCCAGTTGTATATGTATGTTCCCAATCTTTTCTTGATGTTTTATAATCTTTATAGTTTTCAATTAGTTCAGAGCTTAATTTACCAGATTCAGTATCATCTAAATAGTCTGCTAAGTTTGCGTTGTGATCTTCAGGTGGTGGTAAATTTTGATCTTCACCATAATTAATATCTACTGATCCGTCTTCGTTTTCAACTATTTCAGACGCCTCTGTAGGAAACTCTGCATTTTCTGGTTCAGATATTTCTTGAACCATTTCATCTTGAACTACTTCTATAGTCTCATCTACGTTTGGTAGCGCTTTGTCTATTTCTGCCATTTATTTTCTCCAATCGAACTGTTTTAACATTGTTATATTTTAAATTCAAGCCTTGTGGTTGAGGACCCGATTTAGGGGGTAATAAGTGTATTTTAGGATATTTATTCATTACGCTGAAACATCCAAATAAGATTCTAATTCATCAATATACTCTCTATACTTTTCCGGTTCCTCACGTTTCATTTTATTAATTCTATCTTGTTCTCTTTTAGCCATTCTTACACCTTCAACTCCCATTAACGTAAGGCCAACGGGCGTCATCAACGATGGTATTCTTGCAAGAGATGCAACACCTCTTCCTATTTTTCCAAACTTTGCAGCTTTTTCAGCTAGTTGAAAAGGATTAGCTAGTAAACCCCTTACGCCGGCTTGTCTAGCAAGTTCTGGTGCAAGCAACTCGGCTCCAGCTATACCAAGATTAGCATCTTCACCTTTTGCTAATTCTTTAATAGATAATCCAGCTGCCAAAGATGGGGCACCTAACACTTTTAAAATTGGTTTACCATATTTATAAACTAGTCCTGCTGCCGTTCCCGCACCTGCAAGTTTTTCTGCTGTTGTAAATCCTTCTTCCACAAGGGGTGCATCACCTGCTGATGCAGTTTGTTCAAATTTTCTATCTACCAAGCCGCTATCTTTTAAAATATCTTCACCATATTTATATACTCCATATGCTGCTAATCCAGGGAGGGCCACAGTTGGCATTGCACTCATTAATTTCATTGAAGCTTTAGAAGTTGGGTTTGCGATTGCTTTTTTTATTGATCCTAATAATTCTGGTGCAGTTTTTTTAGTGTACTCTAAAATAGATTTTTGTGATTCTTTATTAGATAATATGTTTTTAAAATCATTTGGAACAAAGCCTCTTTTTATTTCTAAATCAATTGCTTTAGGAAGTTGCTTGTTTAAAAATTTACGTTGTTCATCTTCAGGTAAAATTTCTAATTCTTTCATAGTCATACTTTCTCCTAAAACATTACTAAAAGAATATTTTTTTTTCATACCTACAAAAGAAGGTTCTAAAGTTTTAGGATCAATACTTATTCCAACTAATCTACCGCTAGTGCTTTTTACAATATCATTAACTTGCTTATTAATATCTTCTAATTGTTTAATAGCTTCAGTTGAATTAGAATTTTTTTTAAGTTTTTCAAAAGCATTAAATTGTTTAGTGTATAATTTATTTAATTTTATTTCACTTGGTTTAACTATTATCTGATTTATAAGCCTTGAGTCTATTCCCACAGTATCGGTACTAAATTGTAAACCTAATCTTTCCATTTGTTTTTTAGAAACTCTATGTGCAATATCTATTTTCTTTTTTAAATTTTTTTCTTTTAAAATAGGAGTTTTTGCTGCTCTAATTCTATCTTCTTGTAAAACTGAAGAAGTTTTTGCTAGTGAATCTCTAGTTTTTTTTATAATTTCAGCGCTTGTGCTTGTAGGAACCTTTTTATATTTTAAACCTAATTTATTTATTAAATATCTTGCTGCCCTCCCTGCTTGTTTTTCACTAATATCAAATAATTCAGAAAGTTCTTTATTTGTAAAATCAACAACTGCTTTTTGTGGTTGTAAAACTCTAGCTTTGATAGCTTTAATAAAATCTTTTTCTACTTGTTTATTAGGGAAAACAATGTCTGTGACTTCCTCTGATCCTCTTTTCATTTTAAGAGAAATATCTTTACCTTTTTCAAATTTTACAGGTTTGGTGTCCATAGTTGTTTGACCACTATTTATTCGTAATCTTCGATCGTCAGTTATGTCCGTCGTTCCATAGACATGTTTTGCAATTTTTTCACCTTTTTTTGATAGAGGATTATAAAAAGGACTATCTTCACCTGTTAAAAAAAGATTTGCTTTCCCTTGTCCAATAGTTCCTAAGTTTGTACGACCTGTTTTTCTTATACTATATTTTACAGTGTCAGATAAATCATCATAATTTAAGTTTGGATTTGCTTTTTTCCATTTGTTTTCATTTCTAATCTGTTTTTTAGAAAGTGTTGTACCTTTTTTAAAAGGTACATATTTTTCTCTTTCTGCCAATGCATCTTCATAGGAAGGAATTGATCTACTTTCTAATTGTTTGCCTTTTACTTTTCCCTTATAAACTCTATATACTACACTGCCATCTTTTTTAATTCTTTGTTGTGATATACCATTTCCTAAATCATCCCCAACTTTTATACCAGCACTTGGATCATTAAATTTAGCCTCAGCAAATCCTTCTCTAGTTCCCATGTCTTGACCTCTAAACATGCCTCCTTCACCGATAACACCACCTTGCGCTGCGTTCTCTCTCATAGATTTAATTCTTAGAAACTCTTCGTAAGTTCCTTGAAAGCCATCATCTACTGCTTTTTGGTATTCTCTTTGATCACCTAAATACTCATCCATAAGATTAGCTGTTTTCTTAGGTCTGTTTTTTTCTGTAAGAATGTCTAGAAATTTCTGATGACTTGGACTTGGCTTATACACTTTTACCACCAGAATATAATTTCTTTAATAAGGATAATCTTTTTAAAGCGTCTTTTCTAGTTTTTTCATTTTCAACTAAAAGACTTTTTCTTAGTGCAGCTTTCGCTTGCTTACTGTTTTTTAATGCATTTAAATTTTTAGCATACCTTGCCAAACTTGACGTAGATTTTATAAATCTACCTGAATCATTACTCATTAATTTTTTAAATGGATCATTATAATCTACATTCATAGCACTACTAACTTTTTTAGATTGTCCATAACGATCAGTTCCATATTTAAAGCCTACTCTGCCGCCTTTCATGTAACCACTTGTGCTTTGATTAATACTATTACCTGCCCCTGTACCCATTCCACCTTGTTTATTTATAATATCTTGCATTTGTACTTCAATGGTCTTGGTGGGTGTTAAATTACCAATGTTTGTATTAGTATATGAATTATAAGATGGTGATCTTAATGAGTCATAGTACGCATCCTGACCTTTTCTTAGTAACTGTTGCTTGCCATAAAAACCCTGTCCATCATAGCGTTGTGCATCCTCTTCTGTTATAAAACCTTTATCTATAAAATCTTTAACTCCTGAGTCTACATAAGTTTTTGCAAGAGCAATTCGATCATACATTCCATCTGAGCCTATGAATTGTTTTGGATCTATTCCTCTTTGTTCTAATTCTTCAGCCGCATTATAAATGCCGCCATAATCCATTTGATCATCAATATAGTCTGCAACACTTTGTAGTTCATATTGTTCATCAGTGCTCATGTTATCGTAAAAGTCGGCTTCATCAACTCCAAATCTAGAAAGTGAAAATTTATCAAAAAGATTATCTCCCATTCCCATCATGTTTGGCTCGTAGCCATCATATATTTGTACTTGTCTATCGTACTCTCTTTGTTCTGATGGTTTAAGGTTATCATAAAAATCATAGTAATCGTCATCACTTATGTCATCACCTTCATAATATTCTACATCATATTTTTTTCCAGGGGCTCTTTCCTTAGCAGTTATACCAAATCTTTCATCATATGTACTGTCTCCATGACCGAATGCCATTGGGCCTTGTGAGTTAAGTTGATTATCTAATTGAGCTTTTTCTTGTTGTGAAAGATTCGCCCTAAATGCATCCATTTGATAATTATCAAAATTCATAATTTTATTCATATCAAACGTTCTATTTGATGGTGGTTGAGGATTGACTGCAGGTTGAGTTACACCCGGCCCTGTAAAGCCGCCCATAGATGATCCCATAGTAGTTGCCGCGCCACTTGTCATACCTGACGGTTGTGTTGCCGGTGGTTGAGGATTAACTGCAGGTGGAGCTGTTGGTGTAGCTGTTAAAGCAAAAGGGTTAAAAGGATTAGCTTTCGGTGCTTGTGGTTGCGCAGGTTGCGCACCCGGTTGTCTTCTTAAAAAATCTAATTGTGATTGTTTTTGTCTAGCTGCTAAATCAAGTGATCCACCTACTGCTTTTCCTACTCTACCGCCTGTTGATTTAGGTTCTCTTAAATCTATATTTCCTGTAATACCTTGTGCATTATTTAAAGTATCATCTATTGATTGATTATACACATCTTTAACTTCATTTATAATATCTTTACCTTTGTTTACAGTATCAACAGCGGTTTTAATGTTGCTCACGGTCTGTAAGGCTTTTCCACCTAAACCAACCCCAGACAGCGCAAGTGCTAGTTGTCCTGGTTTACTATCAAGTACTCTTCCAGCTGTGTCAACTATTTGACCTGCTGTGTTATAAAGTTTTCCAGCGAAACTTTTAATACCTCCACCTATATCTTTTGGCATAGGTTGGAGTTCGTTTACTTGGTCAGCATATTTTCCATCGCTTCTTGGCGCTTGTAAATCTCGTGCTCTATTGTATCTATTTATTTCCGTTTCATTTGTAATTATTAAAGGAGCTCCATATTTTTCTTTTTGAAAGTTATTTATGTCGAATGTACTCCCTGGTTGTGCAACACCTTGATATTCTCCAGATGCTAAAGCTTGTCTATATTCTTCTTGTGAATTTTTTAATTCATCAACAGTAACCATACGTCTGTTTACTCCATCGAAATCTCTTATTCGATTTTCACTATACATGTCGCCGAAATAATCTTTTGATTGATCTTCAAAACCATCATCAGATGTAGCTCCCATATCTTTTTGCTCATTGTATTTATCTTTTACCATGTCTTCAGCTAAATCAATCCATCTGCCACCTCCTCTAGAAAAATCTTCTGCTGTCGCACCTGGATTTTCTTCCAACCATTTTGCTTTCGCTTCGTCTACATATTGTTGAGCTTCATCTCTTAATTCTTTAGCGTCCATAGTAGATGGATCTTTTAATCCTGTAGCCGCTTGATTTGCTGCATCATTAGCTGCTTCTGTTCCAAGATCGCCGGTGTCAACTGCATCATTAACTGAACTAAATTCTACATTAGAATCAACTCCAAGTATTTTGTCCAAGTCTTCTCTTCTCATAACTATGTCAGCTTTTCTATTATTTGCTTTTGCCCAATCCCTAAAACCCATCATTGAGTCTTTGCCTTTGTTTTCCGCTGCAAATGACAAATAGTCCTCTGCTAGCTTTGTACCAGGTATTGTTTGTGGGTCTTGCCATCCGTTGTCACTACCTAAAAATTTTGCAGCAGCTTCATATTGTTTTTGACCTTCCGAAGTTGTCATATCAAATAATAGGTTGTCTCCTGAAAATTCTGTATCTTGTCTCCATGTATTAAAATCTTTATATGCTTCTGTATCTCGATCGGCAGTTGATAAGTATTTTTTATATGCATCAACTGCAGCTTGCCCGGAAACGGAGTTATCCAATAAAACACCTGAGTTACCTGTTTTGTCTTTTACAATAGATCCACCGCCTGTTGTATATCCTCCACCATGATCTGTGTTTCCTGTGCTTGGAGTTAATCCTGAACCGCCACCTGTTGAACCTCCTGGTGAACCACCTGTAGAGCTACCACCTGTATTAGTTCCCATACCTGGAGGATAGTTACCTGCACCGGTATAAAGATTACTCCCGCTGCTCGTTCCTCCAGTCCCGCCGCTCGATCCTCCTGATGAACCTCCTGATGAACCTCCTGATGAACCTCCTGATGAACCTCCTGATGAAC